TCAGGGTATCGGATTATCAATTTAACCAATGGATTGGTTCGAGTGGGCTGGTCACCACAAGAGCCAGGCGATGCTACAGTAACTCCTGCTGCAACAACTCCTACAGCTACTGGTATAGCTAATGTGCTTACTATTCAGCCTAATGGAGTTGGTGTATTTAGCGGTATCCCACCAAATGCTTGGTTTATTGCAGGAACAGCTACTAGCCTTGAAATTACCCCTGGTGAAGGAATTGCATAATGAGTTCAAATCAAGTAGCTTCTACAGTAACAGTTCAAAATGTGCCTGTTCAGGCCCAGTTTAATTCTGCTGGTGTTTGTTTAGGTTTAGTAGGCCCAGGAGGTCAATTTTTTAGCCCTCCTCTTACTGGCGATACCATTAACCCTTCTGTATTTCAAATGGGTGGTAATTTGCTTGCTAGTAGCGCAACTTTGCCTAGTCTTGGTTCAGGATGGGGTACAAGTCCAACTATTACAGCAGCCAATACAATGTGCTTTAAGATTGTTGTTGGTACTGGTGGCGCAGCCAATGGTTCTATTACTTTGCCAACTGCAGTAAATGGCTGGCTTGCTTTTGCTGCTGATGTAACTAATGGTAATTCATTGTTCTTGCAGTTAACAGCAAGCTCAACTACTTCAGTTACATTTACAAGCTATTCTGTAACAACAGGTGCTGCTACAAATATGTCTGCTGGAGATGTTGTTTTAGTTAATTGTTTCGCTTATTAAGGCTTAAACATGGCTAATCCAGCCAATTCTGTAGTTCAGAATTTGTTGCCTGTTCAGGCTTACTTTGATGTTTATGGAAATTTTCAAACTTTCATAGGCCAAGGTAAGCCTTTTTATGCAACTATTAATCCTATTCAATCAGGGTTAACCATTACTAATAGCACTATTGATAGTTCTATTATTGGTGGTTCTGTTCCTGCTGCTGGTTACTTTACAAGTATTGCTACCACTACAGGCACTATTGCAAATAGTCCTGTTAATGCTATTGATATTGCTAATAAACTTTATGTTGATACTGTAGCTCAAGGCTTAAATCCTAAAGCTGCTTGTAAAGTAGGCACTTTAACCAACATTACTTTGTCAGGTCTGCAAACCATTGATGGTTATTCAGTATTAGCTGGTAACCGAGTATTGGTAAAAAATCAAAATACAGCATCTGAAAACGGCATCTATGTAGCCTCTGCAAGCGCATGGACTCGTGCCGTTGATATGGATGTATGGGCAGAAGTGCCAGGGGCTTACACAGTACTTTTAAACGGCTCACAAGCCAATACTGGCTGGGTATCTACCTCTGCTGATACTGGAACTATTGGTGTAACTCCAATTACCTTTGTTCAGTTCTCTGCCTTGGGTACTTATTATGCTGGTATAGGGTTAACCCTATCTGCTAATACTTTTAGCATTACCAATACTGGTGTTACTGCTGCAACTTATGGCTCGGCAAGTTCTGTTCCTGTAGTAGCCGTAAATGCTCAAGGGCAAATCACTAGCGCAACCAATACCTCTATTGCTATTGGCGCAAGTCAAATTACTAGCGGAACAATCGCTTCTAGTTTAATTAGTGGCTCATATACAGGAATTACAGGAGTTGGCACTCTTACAGCAGGAACATGGAATGCGACCCCTATTGCTAACAGTTATTTAGCAAACTCTAGCATCACTATTAATGGTAATGCGGTTTCTTTGGGTGGCTCGACTACTGTTACAGCCAATACCCCTAACTCAGTAACTTTTAATAATAGCGGTACTGGTGGCGCAACTGGCACTACTTTTAATGGCTCTGTAGCTCAGACTATTTCCTACAATACTATTGGCGCACCTTCTACAACAGGAACAGGCGCATCAGGCACTTGGGGAATTGGTATTACAGGAAATGCTGGGACTGTAACCAATGGAGTTTATACAACAGGGTCTTATTCAAATCCTAGCTGGATTACCTCAATTTTAGGCTCTATTGTTAGCGGTGCTGTAGCAACAGCCACTTTAGCAACATCAGCGACCAATATTGCTGGCGGTACTGCTGGTGCTTTAGCTTATCAATCAGGCGCAGGAGCTACTTCATTCCTAAGCCTTGGCACTACAAACTATGTATTAACTGCTGGCGCAACTGCACCGCAATATGTGGCTCAATCTACTTTATCTGTAGGCTCTGCAACTAATGCGACAAATGCTACTTATTTAGCTGGTGGAAGCGCAGGGGCAATTCCTTGGCAATCTGCCACAGGAGTAACAGGATTTACTGCTGCTGGTACTACTGGTCAGTTTTTGCAATCTAATGGCACAGGAACTCCTACTTGGGCAACTCCTGTTTCTTATGCGACTGTTACCGATGACACCACTACAAATAGCACTCGTTACCCTCTGTTCGCTAATCAAACAAGCGGAAGCCTTTCAACAGAATATACAAGCTCTACTAAGCTTCAATACAACCCTTCTACTGGGGTGTTTACATCCATTTCATTTAGTGGAGCAGGAACAGGATTAACTGGCACAGCCTCTGGTCTTTCTATTGGCGGTAATGCTGCAACTGCAACAACAGCTACAAGCGCAACTACAGCTACAAACCTAGCTGGCGGTGCTAATGGCTCAGTTCCCTATCAAACAGGGTCAGGAACTACAACTTTCTTAGCTGCTGGTACTAATGGTTATGTCATGACTTTGTCAGGCGGTGTTCCTACATGGGCTGCTGCTGCATCATCAGGCATCACCATCACTGACAATACAACCTCAGTTTCTACTTATTACCCTGCAATGACCACCGCTACAAGCGGAACAATTACAGGGGAAACCACCAGTTCTACTAAATTAAGCTTTGTGCCAAATACAGGCACTTTAAGCGCAACATCATTTAGTGGTGCTGGCACAGGCTTAACTGGCACAGCTTCTAGCTTGTCTATTGGTGGAAATGCACTAACTGCTACAACTGCGACCAATTTAGCTGGTGGCGCAAATGGTTCATTGCCTTATCAGACCGCTTCAGGAACTACAACATTCTTGACCGCAGGCACAAATGGCTATGTTTTAACCCTTGCTGGTGGAGTCCCAACCTGGGCAGCCTCTAGCGGTGGTTTAACCATTACTAGCACCACCACTAATGCAACCTATTATTTAGGCTTTCAATCTGCCACTAGCGGTTCTACTAGCACAGATTATGTAAATACAAGCATTAAAGTGAACCCATCTACAGGCGATTTGACAACTCCTCAAATAGTCGCTTCTAATGGATTAATTGTTAGTGCTAAAACCAATACAGCTTCTTATACAATCGCAACTGGCAATAATGCGATGAGTGTTGGGCCATTTACAACTGCAGCAGGAACTACAATTACTGTTTCTGCTGGTTCTCGCTGGGTTATTTTATGAGCACTCCTAAAATAGTTTTAAGTGGCGATACTTCAGGTGCTATTAGTGTAGTAGTGCCTGATGTTGCTGGAACTAATACTCTTACAATTCCTGCTGCTACAGGCACAATGATGCTTGCTTATACAGCCTATACAAACTCATTAGGGGCTGATGTTAGCTTAACAAGTGGTTCTTATATTGATGGCCCAACTGTTTCACAAGGTACAACAGGCACTTGGTTTGCTAGTGGAACTGTAGTTGTTCGTGACCCAACTAATGCTAACTCAAACTGGAGTGCTAAATTATGGGATGGCACAACAGTTATTGCTTCTTGTCGTGTTAATGGCCCATTACAGAATGGTAACTACACAATTTCATTGTCAGGTTACATTGCTAGTCCTGCTGGAAATATCAGAATAAGTGTAAATGCTACAACTTATTCAGGAACTTCTATGCTTTACAACTCATCAGGTAACAGCAAAGACAGCACAATTACTGCTTTTAGGATTGCATAATGTCTACAACTATAAACATCGGAACAACTACAGGCACAGCTTTTAGTGTTACACCTGATACTTCAGGTAATTTAGCTATTACTGCAACTGGTGGAGTTATTGATGCTTCTAGCACAGTTGGCGCATTAGTTTTGCCTACAGGAACAACTGCACAAAGACCATCAAGCCCTGTTGTTGGTGCGATGCGATGGAATACTACAATTAATGGCGCAGAAATGTATAACGGAAGTGGTTGGACTACTTATGTTTCTGGTCAATATGCCGTTTCTTATTTAATTGCTGCTGGTGGTGGTGGTGGAGGAAGTTCATCATCTATTGCTTGTGGAGGTGGTGGCGCAGGTGGTTTATTAACAGGAACATCTAATTTAACTCCAGGAACTGTATATACCATTACTGTAGGTGCAGGAGGTTCAGCTTCATCAAACAGTCGTGGTGCAACTGGTTCAAATTCCGTTTTTAATTCAAATACATCGCTTGGTGGCGGTGGTGGCGGTGGCGCAGGAAATGTTAATGGCGCATCAGGAGGTTCAGGAGGCGGTGGCGCACATCAAGGAAGTAGCGCATCTTCAGGAACTGCTGGTCAAGGTAATAATGGTGGCATTGGTTATGATGCAGGAGTTCCAAATGTCGCTGGTGGCGGTGGTGGCGGTGCTGGTGCTGTTGGGGCAAATGGAACATCAGGGTCTGCTGGTAATGGCGGTGTAGGGATTTCTTCTTCAATTACAGGTTCTGCTGTTTATTATTGCGGTGGAGGTGGTGGTGGTGGCGATACACCTTCAAATGGTTCAGGTGGTAACGGAGGTGGTGGTGGAGGAGGAAACCCTGGTACTGCTGGCACAGCCAATACAGGCGGTGGCGGTGGTGGCGCTTTTTATGCAACAAATAATGGTGCAAATGGTGGTTCAGGTGTTGTAATTCTTTCTGTTCCTACATCAAGTTATTCAGGAACTACAACAGGAAGCCCAACAGTAACTACTTCAGGCTCTAACACTATTATTAAATTTACTGCATCAGGCAGTTACACAGCTTAACGAGGAAAACATGGGACATTTTGCTAAAGTAGTTGATGGAAAAGTAACACAAGTCATTGTTGCTAAACCTGAGTTTTTTGACACATTCGTAGATTCATCGCCAGGCGCATGGATTCAAACTAGCTATAACACTCTTGAAAACAAACATACTCAAGGTGGCACTCCATTAAGAGGCAACTATGCTGGTATTGGGCATATTTACGATGCTACTAATGATGTTTTCTATGCCCCACAACCTTTTCCTAGCTGGACATTAAATCAAGATACTTGGACATGGGAAGCCCCAACACCAAGACCTGAAACACCAGCTATATGGGATGAAGCAACTTTATCTTGGGTAGCACTATGACTGTAATTATTGATGGAACTAATGGCATAACTCCAGCCCAATGGACTACTGCTGGTAGACCATCAAGCCCAACTGTAGGTCAGCAAGGTTGGAATACTACTCTTGTAGCTTATGAAATTTGGAATGGTTCATCTTGGCAAATTGTTGCTGGTGGCCCTTACACAGTTAGCTATTTATTAACTGCTGGTGGTGGAACAGGTGGAACAGGAGATGGAGGTGGCGGTGGTGCTGGAGGTGTAATTTCAGGAACTACAACTCTTAATGCTGGAACTGCATATTCTATAGTTGTTGGTGCTGGTGGTTCAAATACAGCACAAACTAATGGTGCAAATTCAACTGCATTTAGCTTAACAGCCGTAGGTGGTGGTTTTGGTGCTAACGGAGATTCAGGTGTTACTACTGGAGCTAATGGTGGTTCAGGCGGTGGCGGTGGTGTAGGCGGTTCAGGCGGTGCTGGTGGAACTGGCACAGCAGGACAAGGAAATAATGGCGCATCAGGTGCAAATAGTAGCCCTGCTTATGGTGGTGGCGGTGGCGGTGGTGCTGGAGGTGCTGGTGCTGCTGGTTCAGGTTCAGGCGGTGGTGCTGGCGGTGTAGGAATATCTAATTCTATTTCAGGTTCAGCTACTTATTATGGCGGTGGCGGTGGTGGTTCATCAAGAAATGGCACACAAGGAACTGGCGGTAATGGTGGCGGTGGTAATGGTGTTATTAACAATACTGGTAATGGCGGTAATGGAACAGCTAACACAGGCGGTGGTGGTGGTGGAGGCCCTGACCAAGGAACTCAATCGCAAGGCGGTAATGGCGGTTCAGGAATAGTTATTATTAGTTATTCAGGCAGTCAACGAGGCACAGGAGGAACAATCACCTCTGCTGGTGGCAACACTATCCATACATTTACAAGCTCAGGAACATACACAGCATGACAACATATACTTGGAAAATTACAGAAATTACTGCTAAGGATGAAGTCATTCTTAGTGCTAAGTACCATATAACTGCTACTGATGAAAATAATTTAGTAGAAACCGAAGGATATTGGTATTTTGACTCTCCTAGTAATAAAATACCTTTTAATGAAGTAACAGAAGATATTATTGCTAAATGGATTGAATCGGAAGCTGTTCGTGACGATAAATGTCACATAACTGCTCAACTAGATAAACAGTTAGATGCTTTAAATATTAAAACTGATGCGGTTCTGCCTTGGCTGCCTCAAGTATTTACCCCTAATGCTTAGGAACAATTATGACATTGCCGATTGATATTATTAGCAGAGCCTTAAAAGACATTGGCGCATTAGAAGCTGGTGAAACACCAACTCCTGAAGCTGCTCAAGATGCTTTTGATATGCTCAATGACCTTATAGACCAATGGTCTAACGAAGATATGATGGTTTATAACACCACAGAAATCATATTTCCATTAATTTCAGGGCAAACTCAATACACTATTGGGCCAAATCCAAGCACACAAAACTTTGTAGGAGCTACTTTTACAGGCTCAATTACAGGCAATATTCTTACTGTTACTGGTTTAACTACAGGCGCAATAGCCCAAGGGCAAACCCTTAGTGGTTCAGGAATAACCTCAGGAACTAAGATTGTTCAGTTCTTAACTGGTGCTGGCGGTCAAGTAAACGAAACAGGAACTTATAAGCTAAACATTACTTATACAAGTCCTGTAAGCTCAGAAACCATTACTGCTTATTACCAAAAGCCTTTATTTATTGACCAAGCTTATGTTCGTGTAAATACTCAGAGCAATGGTCAGGCTGTGCAAAATGGTGGTTTAGACTATCAAGTAGCTATTCTTGCCCTTGAAAACTACAACCAGATTGGTTTAAAGACTTTGAATGGCCCTTGGCCTAAAGCCCTTTATTACAATCCTAATGCCGAATCAGGCAATATTTTTGTATGGCCTAATCCATCACAAGGTGAGATGCATATGTTCTCATCTACCATTTTTAGCAACTATACAAGTCTATATGACACTATTTCGCTTCCACAAGGCTATGCAATGGCTCTTAGATGGAATCTTGCTGAAAGACTTATGCCGATGTATGGCAAAGCTTCTCCAACTCAAATTAGCATGATTAATGCTTATGCTGCACAATCTAAGTCAACAATTAAGCGCAACAATATGCAACCGATTGCTGCTGCTGGTTACCCTGATTCTATGTTGGTAGGCAGAGCAAAAGATGCAGGATGGATTCTAAGCGGAGGATTCTTTAGATAATGGCTGACTTTGGATTTGTAGGCCCATCTTATGAAGCTCCTAGTATCTATCAAGATGCTCAGGAATGTATCAACTTTAGACCTGAAATTGACCCTTTAAAAGCTCAGGGTGAAAGAGGTGTAGTTGCGCTTTATCCAACTCCAGGGCTTACTTCCTTAGTTCAATTTGCTAATCAAGATTCTGTTCGTGGAATGCAAGCTTTATCAGGTGGCAATTATTTAATGGCGGTTTGTGGCATTTATGTCTATGTTTTAGATTCTGAATTTACACCTTATGTAGTCGGTATTCTAAATACCTCTACTGGCCCTGTCAGCATTACAGATAATGGCATTAGCGCATATATTGTTGATGGCAATAATCGCTATACATGGCGCATAAGCCAACCTGATGCTTGTTCTTTTACTGGCTCTATTTCAGGAACAACTTTAACTGTTACCTCCATTAGAGAAGGCAGAATTATTCAAGGTCAGTCTTTGTATGGCTTAGGAACTGGTTTAGGGGTAATTATTACTAGCTCTGGCACAGGCGGTGTCGGAACTTATCAAATTAACACCTCTTTAAATTTAACTAGCAGAGCATTTAATTCTAATGCTTCAGGTGGTTCATTTAATGCTTCTATTTCAGGAAGCCAAATGACTGTGAACTATATGTTTACAGGACAAATCTATCCAGGGCAAGCAATAGTAGGCAATGGAGTAACCCCAAATACTTTTGTAAGTGCATTAGGCACAGGAACAGTATTAAGCGGAAGCATTGCTACAGCAGGCACAGGATATGCCATAAATGATGTTGTATATGTTTTAGGCGGTGTTTATGGACAAAGCGCAGCTTACTTTACAGTAACAGGCATAGGAGGCTCAGGTGCTGTTTCTTCGCTATCTTTAACCTATCCTGGCTCTTATACTTCTACACCATCCAATGCAGCTTCTACAAGCACTACTGGTTCAGGTTCAGGGTTAACCCTTAATCTTACTTTTGGTACAGGTTCAGGTGGAACAGGAAACTATACAGTAAGCCCTAATCAATCTGTAAGCTCAGAAACTATGTATGCTGTAAATTTTGCAGTTATTCCAAGCACAGATGGCGCATTTCAAGGTGCTAATGTAGTAGATATTATTGATAACTATTTTATTTACAACAAGCCTAATACTCAACAATGGGCTGCTTCTAATATCCTTTCTCCAGTAACTTATGGTTTGTCTTTTGCAAGCAAATTTACTGGCCCAGATAATTTAGTGTCAATCATTGCAAGCAATGGACAAGTCTTTTTATTAGGCGATACCACTACAGAAGTATGGTCGGATGTTGGAACTTTCCCATTTCCTTTTCAGCGCATTCCAGGAAGCTCAAGTCAGCATGGTGTGGCAGCTCAGTTTTCAGTAGCAAAACTAGGTAATTCTTTTGCTTATTTGTCTAAGAATAATCGTGGTCAAGCTGAAATTGTTCAAATGAATGGATATTTTCCACAAAGAATATCAACCCATGCTGTAGAAAATACTTTAGTTAATAAGTATATTAAAGATGCTGTTGCCTATACTTATCAACAAGAAGGCCATGAAGTTTATGTTCTTTCTTTCCCAACCCTTGATTTGACTTGGTGCTATGACTTATCCACTCAAATGTGGCATAAGTGGTTATGGGTAGACTCCAATAATGTTTACCATCGCCATCGGTCAAATTGCCAAGCAAACTTTCAAGATATGGTTCTTGTAGGGGATTGGCAAAATGGCAATATTTATGAGTTAGACCCTAATAACTACACAGACAATGGCGGTGAAATTCGCAGATTGCGAAGATGCCCTCATTTAGTAACTGACTTGCAAAGGCAATATTTTGATGAAATGCAAATTCAGTTTCAGCCTGGTGTAGGCTTATCTACAGGGCAAGGAAAAAACCCACAAGCAATGCTCAGATGGTCAAATGATGGCGGTTCTACTTGGTCTAATGAACATTGGGTCAGTATTGGCAAAATTGGCAAATATCAAAATCGAGCTATTTGGCGCAGATTAGGCTGGTCTAGGGATAGAATCTTTGAGGTATCGGTTTCTGACCCTATTAAGGCTGTAATTGTGTCAGCTAACCTTAAAGCTACAGAAGGGGAAAACTAATGGCAAATCAGATTTATGGCAATTCTCAATTAAATCCTTATCCACAGACCCCTTTGCTAGATGAGTCTACAAAGATGCCAACTAGGTCTTGGCAACAGTATTTTTTGAATTTACTAAATTTTAGTAGCTCGCCTAATGCTTCCAAAGGCGCAGCAGTATTGCCTACTAACCCTGCTGGATTTATCAATATTACTGTTGCTGGTAAGCCTTATAAAGTTCCTTATTACAATGTCTAGTTTACAAGTTATAACTGAAGAAAAAGTTCAGCAATTAGAAGCTGAATTTTTAAAGCATGAACAAGTAGATTGTCCTGTAGTGCATCGCTTTGGCCCTAATATCTACATCCGAGAAGTCACCATTCCTGCTGGTACATTGTCCATAGGTCATTATCAAAAAACCGAACATTTAAACATAATGATTTCTGGTAGAGTAACAATGGTCAATGAGGATGGCTCAAAAAATGAATTAATTGCTCCTCAAGTTTTTGTTTCAAAGCCAGGTCGAAAAATTGGATATATTCATGAAAAAATGGTTTGGCAAAATGTTTATGCGACTTTGGAAACCGATGTAGAAAAGCTTGAATCTATGTTTCTTGAAAAAAGCATAACTTGGCAAGAAAATCAAAAAGCTCAAAATTTATTATTAACTTTAGACCATTCTTCTGATGTAGCTGATTATTATTTAGCTATTGCTGAATATGGTTTTGACCATGAAACTGTTAGAAAACAGACAGAAAACATGGATGACCAAATTCCCATGCCTTTTGGCAATTACAAAATGATGATTGCTAATTCAAGAATTGATGGAAAAGGTGTATTTGCTACAGGAAATATTGCTCAAGGAGAGGTAATTGCTCCAGCTCGCATAGATGGCAAAAGAACCCCTGTAGGAAGATATACAAATCATGCAAAAAATGCTAATGGAATTATGGTTTTGAGGGATAATGGCAATATTGATTTAGTGGCAAATAAGGCTATAAATGGATGCCAAGGCGGTAATTTGGGGGAAGAAATTACTATTGATTATCGTCAAGCCCTAAATCTTGCAATAAGGAGAAATTAAATGTCAGGAGTCGCAACAGCAGTAGTTGTAGGTTCAGTTGCAGCAGGTTATTTGTCTAGTCAAGGGCAACAAAATGCTGCTCAAACTCAAGCAAATGCTGCTACACAACAGCAAAGTAATATACTTGCTGCTGGAAATACAGCATCTCAAAATTTTATTCCTTATGCTAATTATGGCGCAACTCCATTAGCAAGCCTTACTTCTGGCAATCCTTATTTTAATGAACAATTTAGCAATCAAGATTTAAATGCTAATTTAGCTCCTAATTATGCTTTTGGATTAGATATTGGACAAAAGACCAATTTAAATGCCAGCAATGCTTCTGGCGGTGCTATAGGTGGAAATGCTTTAAAGTCACTAAGTGACTATACCCAAAATTATGCTCAAAATGCTTATCAAAATGCATTTAATAATTTTCAAGCTCAAAGAGGCAATATTGCTGCTATTGATTTGGCAAATGCTAATTTAGGTCTTGCAGGTACAACTGGACAGTCTAATGCTCAATTAGGAACAGCAACTAATGTGGCAAATCTTGGAATAGGTTCAGCCAATGCTACTGCTGCTTCTCAAATTGCTCAAGGCAATATTTATGGTAGCACAGCCAATACAATAGGCACTATGGGTGCTTATAGCGCAATGAATAGTGGTAATAATGCACCAATTTCTATACCTAGCGGTGGAACAAGTTTAAACACCATTGGTAATTCAAGCCCAAATTATTATGGTTCTGGTGGAACAGGTGGTGGATTTGGTATTCAAGCTCCATCTACACCAATTCAAATAGCTTAGGAATAAATTATGGCAATCAGCACAAGCGGAGTTTCAGTTCCACAATTAGGTCAAACTATTGACCCTAGTATTTATGGAAATCAAAATGCTCCTAAAGCTACTTCTTTGGGAGATATTCTTGACCTTACTGGAAAAAATCTTGAAGTTCAAAAAAAGAAAGCTTTATTGCCTTCTGAAATTGAACAAGGGCAAGCCAATGCTAGAAAGGCAACTGCTGAAGCAAATACTTCGCAATTACAAAACTTTCAGGCTCATTTAACCAATACTATTCAAGACCAACAAAGGCTCATTAATAAGCCTGATTTAACAGCTCAAGATATTATTGATTCAGTAAAAGTTCATGCAAAAAATGCAGGAACTCCTGATGCTGCTGTTCAACAAGCTTTAGCAGGGCTTCCTGCAAGTGGAAATTTATCTCAATTAAAAGCTTGGCTTGCACAAAGTATGGCTAGGTCTTTAAATGCACAAGGTCAATTAGATGCACTTTATCCAAAAGCATCTCAAACCAATCTTGGTGGTGTTACTGCTCCTTTGGCTACAGGAAATCAATTACTTTCCTCTCAAACACCAGGAACTCAAGCTGGCCAAGCAACTGCATTAGGTTTAACACCAGGCACAGAGCTTGTTGCTCAACCTGGGGACAATTCTGGCTTGCCTCCAGGCACAAAGTATTTAGTAGGTGGTGGCGGTCAAGTAGGTGGTTCTGCTGTAGGCGGTGGTGGTCAAGGCGGTGTTACACCTGACCAAATGAATAAACCTGCAAATCAGCAAAGACCAGCAGTTTCTGCTCTTTCACCTCAAACTTCAACCAATTTAGAAATTGGTAATAATTTAGTAAATACTTCAAGAGAGCAAGCTGGTAAAGCTGTTCAGATTGAATCTGCTGCTAATCAAGCTATTCAACTATCTCAAGTTACCGATACTGGTCAAGGTGCTCAATTATGGAATGCTCTTAAAGGAAACTATGTTGGCATTCCTGAATTTAATACTAGAAATCCTGCAGCAAACTATGATATTTTGGGCCATGTATTGACCAATGAAACCAATTTGTTGTCACAAAATCCTGCTTATGGCGCAGGAAAAATGGGTGTTACTGGCGGTACTCAGAAGCAAATTGAACAAGCTGTTCAAACAGCAGGTAAGACTACTTGGAATCCAGATGCCATTCAATATACTTCTAGATATAACAGAGCATTGGCTTATGGTGTTCAGATGTTTAATCATGGTGTAGACAAGTCACAAACAATTAGCAATAACAACCCTATCTATGCGAATGATTATCAGCAAAAATGGAACTCTAATTTAAATTTAGACTCTATTAGATTGGCTGATGCCAAGAGAAATGCTGGCATTGACCCACAAGGATTGACTCAAATTACCAAAGAACTTGGTGGGGAAAAATCAGAAAGATATAAAAAAGCTCAAGAAGATTTGCGAGTTATTAATGGTATTGCTACTAGGGGCAAATAATGGCTTTAGATTTTGTAGACCCAGATTCATTAGCAGCACCTGCGCTTTTACCTGGTTCTGGTAAAACTGGAACAGGTAAACCTGGTGTTCAAGTTTCTGGTTATACACCTCCAGAATCAAACAAATTTGATACTAAAAAAAGCTATGGAACTCCAGCAAAGCTTTTGGAAAATGTTATTCAAACCGAAAGTTCTGGCAATCCGCTTGCTGTAAATCCTACTTCTGGTGCGATGGGTTTAGGCCAATTTATGCCTGAAACTGTAGCCATGCTTCACAAACAAGGAGTGGAGTTTAATCCATTCAATAAAGATGAAGCTAGAGCTGCAATGGACTATTACATTAGCCAACTGCATAAAGAGCATGGTGGCGATTATGTAAAGGCCATGAAAGCTTATGGTGGATTTAAAACTAAAGACCCAGAAAAGTATCTTGATAAAGTTTTAGAAGGTGTAAACCTTGCTGAAAACAATAAACTTTTTGTAAGCCCAGAATCTTTGCCTGGAAGTACCAATATTCCAGAATCAGAACTACAACCAAAGCCTAATTTAACTTTGCCTAGAGCTGCTGGATTGTTTGCTAGAGGTGCTACTCCTGCTGTAACTGGTGCTGCTGTTGGTGGAACTTTGGCAGGCCCTGCTGGTGCTCTTGTAGGCTCTGTTGCACTTCCTGTTGGTGATGTATTAAATACTGGTATTAATGCTGTTACAGGTGGCATAAACAAATTTGCAGGCACTAATATTCCTAAATTAGGAATGCCAAGCGATTTAATCCAACAATACATGACTAGACTTGGTTTGCCTGTAGCGCAAACTGGCCCAGAAAGAATGATTGAAACTGCTGGTAGTGCAATGGGTGGAACTGCTGCAGAACTACCTGCTGTTACTAGATTAGCTACTACAGCAGCTTCTCCTTTTGTAAGAGGAGTTGCTGAATCTGCTGCTGCTGCACCTAAATCACAAATTGCTGCTGCAATTCCTTCTGCTGTGGCAGGACAAGCTGTTTATGAAAAAACTGACAACCCCTATTTGGCTATGCTTGCTGGGGCTACTGTTGGCGCACCTTTTGGAGTTTCATTAAAGCAAAGGTCTTTAAATGCGCCTTCTCAAGAACAACTTGCTGCTACCGCAAAAAATCTTTATAGCCAAGCTGAAAAATCAGGCATTCAATTTGCTCCAGATAAATTCGCGGCTCATATGGACCAAGTTGGTAAAGATTTAAGGCAATTTGGATATGCTGAAAATTCAAGCACTTATTCAGGAATTAAAGGCGCATTAGATGAATTAAAAAATACATCTAGGCCAAAAGATTATTTAGAGTTACAAGCTTTAAGAGAAATTATTGCTGGAGAGCAAGTTTCTAGCAATCCTAAAGTGAGAATGTTGGCTTCAAAATTAAAAGATGAATTTGATGATTATGTTTTAAATGCGCCAGACCAACACTTAACTGCTGGAAATCCTCAAGGTGCTCAAGCATGGAAAGATGCTAGAACTCAATATTCCAGACTTAAAAAAGCTGAAATTTTTGATGACATGGTAAATGATGCTCAATTTACTAATCAAAGTTTATCAACATCATTAAAAAACCAAATGAACAGTTTGGCAAAAAATGATAAGCGCATGAGGCTTTTTACACCTGAAGAACAAGAAGCAATAAAACAAGTTGCTAAAGGAAGCGCAACTCAAAAAACTTTAGACCTTATTTCTAAATTTGCTCCTGATACTGTAATGGGTGTTTTAAGCACAGTAGGAACTCATGCTTTAAGCGGAAATCTATCTGCTGCTTTGTTATCTGGAAGCACTTTTGGCGCAAAACAAATTGCTAATATTAATAAGAATAATTCTGTAGCTAAACTTGCCGATATGATGAGATTGGGTGAAATACCTAAATTTGAATCTAGAACTAAAAATGTTCCAGCTACAGCTCTTAGAGGCTTATTATCTGGAAATCCAACATATAAGGAACAATAATGTCAGTCTTACTATCTCCCATTGGTAATGGATTTCAATTTTTTACAACTACAGGATTACCTTTAGCTGGCGGTCTTTTATATACATACCAAGCTGGTTCAAGCACTCCTTTAGCAACTTATACAACTTCTTCAGGAAGCACAGCAAATGCTAATCCTATTGTTTTAGGAACAGATGGCAGGCCTCCACAAGAGATTTGGTTAACAAATGGAAATTCATATAAATTTGTATTGACTGATTCAGGCAATAATCAAATTGCTACCTATGACAATTTATATGGCATTTTGAATGTAGTAGGTGGTACTTTGCCTGTTATAGGTAATGCTACAGTTTCAGGAACATTGGCGGTAACAGGAGCATTAACTGCCCCTGGAGTCATTGTTCAGATGGTTCAGCAAACATTTACAACAACTGCATCCACTACTTCTAACTCATTGGTAACTACAGGCCATACAGCTACTATTACTCCTAGCTCTTTAAATAGCAAAATATTAGCTTTAGTTAGCTTTGGGGCTGATAGCTCTACAGGTAACTTTAGTGGATTTACTCTTTATCGCAATACTACAAACCTTGCTGGTTCAGGCTCAGTCTTTACAACTATGGGAAGTATTAGTGGTGGCGAAACATTAGCATCTAATTCTTTTTCTTATTTAGATACTCCTAATACTACTGCTTCTACAACTTATACAGTTTATATGGCAGCAGGCGGTGGAACTCTTACTTATAATAAAAACTTAGGTAATATTGGTTTAGGTGCAACTGCTGTCATTACATTATTGGAGATTTACGAATCATGAGTGCTACTTATGCAGATGCTATTACAGCATTGACCCCTAATGCTAAATGGAGCATGACCAATGACAATGATTTTGAAACTTTGTCATGGTATTCCACCGATATTGCAGAGCCTACAAAAGCTGCTTGTGATGCAGAAATAGCTATTTTGAATGCTAATGCTGCTAATGCTGCTTGCCAACAACAAGCTAGTGCCTTGCTATATGCAACAGATTGGGCCACTATTCCTGATGTTGCCAGCACTACAAATAACCCTTATTTGACTAATCAAGCTGAATTTATTGCTTATCGCAATATTGTTAGAGGTTATGCTGTTAATCCTGTAGCTAATCCTGTATTCCCAAAACAACCGATTGCTACATGGAGTTCATAATGGATGACCGAGGCTCTATTGATTTAGTGCGCTATGGTGTTCTATGGAACAAAGTTGAGTCTATGGAATCAGAACTTACTGAAATTAGAAAAGATTTAAAAGAACTGTTAGTTATGGCTGAAAGGTCTAAAGGCAGTCTTTGGGCTTTAATGGGTGTAGCCTCTGTTGTTGGTGCTGTAATTAGCTTTTTAACAGATATATTTTTTGTTAGAAAATGAAAAGAGTTCATAGTTCTAAAACTATGTGGTTTTCTTTGGCCCTTGTTATATTTGGGGCTTTGTATGATAACTTTTCAAACCTTCAAAATATTATTTCTGATAAATACTATGGTTTAGTTTTGGTATTAATTGGAATAGTTGTTGCTATTCTTAGATTTAAAACCAGCGAAGGTATTCAATGAGCTACATACTTTATCCATTCTTAGTCATTATTAATCTTATTGGCACAGTTTTAACTTACCCATTGGCTTTCATTTTGCCTATATTTTGTAAGGGCGAATATGGCTGGATTAACAATGCAACCGCAAAAGCTACAGAGCCAAGACTGTTTAGCTGGTTAAGTTGGTTTCAAACCCCTGACAATAGTTTATGGGGTGATGATGGATTTAAAGTTAACTTTCCTCCTTGTTGGTGGTCAGAAGTTCATTGGCTTTGGCGCAATCCTTTTTATGGCTTTGCAGTTAAAACCTTTGATGGTTCTACAGGCATGAGTTACACAGGCGATTTAGATTGCAGCCCAACTAAGCCTGGAAGCATACTGGTCAAAGGTCATGGTTTATGGCAATGGGTCTTATACAAGCCTATGTTTGGCAAAACTCTATATTTAAACTTTGGATGGAACATTAAAGCTTTAGTTGAGCCTGGCTTTATTACCCCTGACCAATGGCATGACAATACAGAGCTAATCAAAGATTACCCTGCTACTTTTGCTTTTAGCCCAAGGCTTGTGTAATGTTTCCTTTGCCCATTTTCACTTGGATAAAGATTGGCGCAGCAGTTATTGCATTAGTTGGCTCTTGGTATATGGGCTATAGTTTTGAAGCTAGTCGGTTTGCTCAATACAAAGCAGACCAAATAGCAGAAACTCAAAAGAAAGAAAGAGAAGCCCAGCTTGCTACCGATGAAATTAGAAAGGCAAAAGATGCTCAAATCAATTCTATTAATAACCAGCTTGTCGATGCTATTAGCGAGCTGCGGAAGCGCAGTAGTCGCACCGACCAAGCCAGCAATGGACAAGGTGGAACTGGGGCAACCCTTTATGCCGAGGATGCAAAATTTCTTATCAGGGAAGCTGCCAGAGCAGACACAATAAGAGCAGGGTTAGATGCTTGTTATAAACAATATGATGCAATCAAATGAAAAAAGAAGAACTTAGTGCTTATGTCACTTTACTTGCTACCATTACACTTACTCTCATCCTTGTGTCTATGGTGGGAGTGTTACTTGTAGGTCTTTTTGTCGATAAAATAGACAATACTAAAATTTTTGAAGCTATTACACCAGCCTTTCAAATGGTGGTTGGTGCATTCGTAGGGTTGGTAGCTGGTGTGAAAATAGGGCAAGCAGATAATGACGAATGAGCAATTACAAGCCCTTGGCATAGACCAAAAATGGCTTAAACCTTTAAATGATACTTTTTCCAAATATGGCATAGATACTCCAAAGCGACAAGCTGCCTTTATTGGACAATGTCAGCATGAATCTAATAACTTTAAAACCTTAGAAGAAAACCTTCATTACAGCGCAGGGGCTTTGATGCGAGTATGGCCCTCTCGATTCCCTGATGCCAATACTGCCGAAAAGTATGCAAACAACCCTGAAATGATTGCAAACAAGGTTTATGGCGGTAGAGCCGACCTTGGCAATACCCAAGATGGCGATGGCTGGAAGTTTCATGGCAGAGGGGTTATACAGCTAACAGGGCGGTCTAATTACCAAGTATGTGGCGATGCCTTAGGACAGCCTTTTACAAGCGAACCAAGCCTTCTTTTAGAGCCTGAGTGGGCTTGCCTATCTGCTGGCTGGTTTTGGAACAAAAAGGGCTTAAATGCCCTTGCTGAGGCTGAAGATTGGAATACTATGACCAAGCGCATCAATGGTGGTACTTTAGGCCTAGATGACCGAATTAATAAAATCCATAAAGCTATGGATATATTAGGGGCATAAAGGCATCAATTTGGCAACTACTAACTGTAAGGTCGAAAGCCTAAAAAGCCCTTACTTGTTGCATCCTTGAGTGTAGGCTTAACTGCCTTTATTCTTTGAAGTCTATATGATTCATCATAATAGAATGGGCTTCTCGAATTAGCTTTTGAAGCTTAATAATTCTGACAGTTTGTTTTCCCATTTTATCTAATACATTTTGATAATCTTTAAGTAATTCTTTATACCTAGATTCATAGGTAACTCGAATTTTTTTCTTTCTCATATAAGCTGAATTAGTTTTTTATTATCTTCAACCCAATCTAATGCATTAAACCAAGCCTGAGTCCATAAATTAAGGGCCGTAGAGCCTTCATAGAAAAAGTCTGGGTAAAGCGCAAAGAATGCCTCTTCACAATCATCTGATGGAGTCTTTAAGTTCCCTCCAAATGGAACTGGTTCATCTGTCATAGTCTTGTCCGATTAAATACAAAATAATGATGCCAAAGCCAAATATTATGGCAAGGCCAAACATAAGGCATTGGTCATCTGTCATTACATCTTTTTCTTTTTAATGCCTTCAGCCCTTCGCAAATCATGGCTGTGAAGTTTTTTTCCAACAGACTTAGGTACTTCGCCAGCTTTTTCAGCTACTTTAGCTGCAACTTTGCGAGTCACAATTCGACCATTAGAAAGCTCAAATTCATGCTTTGCGCCTTTGGCTGCTTTACCAACCATCTTTTTAAGTTCATCATGGCTATAAGCTTTTGACTTAGCCACTATCACTTTGCCAGATTTTTCTTTTATAGCAGGTACAAGTACCTTTAATTTAGTTGCCATTATTTAATCCTCAATACTTTAGCTTTTCGCATTACTTGTTCATACTGTTCTTTAGCTGCATCATCTAGATTTCTTAAAGGTAAATTTTGGTAATACTTCCATTTATCTTTATATTCTTGCAATTCTGATGGTGGAATCCAACCATGAAGTTTCCACCGAATTGTAATATCTGTTCCTGATGCAGTCCATATATGTTCATTCATAATGCCTCCTTAAAAAGGAATATCAGATTCCATGTCAGCCAAGTTATTAGTTTTGGTATCAGGTTTATCTTCAGGGACATTTAAATAACACCAAAATGCGCCTTCTTTCATACCCAATAAAGGCAACATTTCAATTTTAGCCATAAGGTCACCTTTTTTAGTTTTGGTAACTATGCCAACAGTTTGATACCGCTTTTTTTGTTGCCCATCTTTGTCGGTATATTCAGATACAGCAGCTTTTAAATAATATTCAATTCCCATCTTTAATTCCCTTCATCAAATTTACTTCGGTTTGCACTTCATCTAAAAACTTCTTAATTTCTGCTTCCATTTCAGCAATAAAAGCCTCATCCCTATCAACTCGAACAATTAGCAACTGGCTTCGGTCAGGCATCCTGGGGTCAAAGCTTACAAAGTCGCACCATTGTCTGCCTGTGCAGGCCATCTGCGCTTGCATCTGAATTACATATTTTTGAGGCGGTCTATTAAATTTGAAATACTCCCAATGAGTTGTGCTATTAGGACACTTAATTTCCACAAGCCCCCCATTAGACACAAGACCATCAGGGCTACAACCAAACCACTTAATACTAGGATGGTCAATGAAAGCGATTCTATCGACAAAATTATTGGTAGTGATTTCATATAAAACCCTTGCATTTCCCTCATTTTGAACACCCCATTCCATGCTTGCATTGGTGTAAGATTCTTGAATGATGCCTGTAGTGCGCTGTAAAGCTAATTCAATAAGGTAATTCTGTCTTGATGCGGATGGCCCTGTTTTAGTCTTAGCCAATATGTCGGCTACTCTAGAAGCTGTAACCTTGCCCAATCTAAGTTGATGCCAGGCATCTGTGCCTTGTTCAACAGCAACCCTATCTTCAGTAGTAAAAGTAGTCATATACCCCCCAATCTAATCGCTAATCTAATCATTGTCATCAAAATTACAGCAGTTATTGCAACTGTTGTAATGGCTACTTTATCGGCCCAGCTCATGCTTGCAATGCCATTAAAGTGCCTTTTTGAAGGTCTTTGGCACTAGCAATCTTTTCTACTGCTGTTTTGTCTTTGCTGAGAGCTTTATAAGCTGCGCCATAGATTTCTTTAAGCTCATCCATAGTCTTAGTTCCACTAATAGCTAAAACCCATTTGTCGGCCTCTGCTGTTAAATCAAGCATTTCTTCATCAGGCAAATCTTCACCAGCATAAATGTATAGACCAATGCCAAACAAGCTAATGCACTTAACCAAACAGCGCATCATAGCGGTATTGACATCCATTGCATTAGGGTTGGAGATGGCCTTGTTCATATTGTTAATAACAGGCATTTGGCAAGTCATAGACTTACCCATAGCGGTTACTGTGCAAAAAACCATTACTGATTCATTGAAGTAAACAGGGTCACCAAAAGTCCAAGTGGCTGATGGGTCATTTTGTAGAAGCTGGTCTACTGCCCAAGTCCAAGAAAGGTAGGTAAATTTACCTTTTCTTTCTGTATGTTCATTGACATTGATAAGTCTTAATTCATTAAAAGTTTTCATCACTTACTCCTTAGTATGGTATTTTGGCTTCAGAAATCATATCAATCTGGTCGCAAATCAATTTATCGACCAATCCATCAAGCATTGATACTGCATGGCCTTTGATGGAATCTTCATTTTCAAGATACTTTTTAAGAATGATTAGCTGAGAAATCAGGGCCTCATCTTTATTAAATCGATTCCAAATTGCATCTTCTTTGTAATCTATTGCTGCTGGTTTTGTAGGTTTTGTAGTCATCACTTTCTCCTCAATCAATAATTTCAAATTCTGCTACAGATTTGGCATGGCCTTCCATGTATTCACAAGCCATTGATATTAGTTTTCGACCCAAGGCTTCATGGTCACCTGAATCAATCACAGCTTGTAAATTTTCAGAATCTTTTACTCCCATGTCACCAAGGGCTTCTGATATTGCACCTGAAGTTCTGTAATCAAACTTGCCACCAACTTTCATTAGTTCCCAAGCTCTTGCCTCGATCTCATCGGTGCGATCATCGTAGTCATCAGGCTCATAGTAAGCATCGTGTCTAGACATACCCATGATTAAAACCCTCCGTAGATAAACATTGCAGCTAGCAATACACCTAAAAGAATTACACCGATTGCATCTAGTAGTTTCATTTTTACTTCCCTTCATCACTTGTTAAAAAAATTTATTGCATAGGTGTAACTATACATGAAAAAAACAGATTGCAACAACTTTTTTATAGGGAGTTTCCCTAATACAACATTTTTTTAATGTTTTTAAAAGATTTATGGTATAGTTCCCAAAACTAAGAAAGGAATCATATGAACCCAATGGATTTATTAAAGATTGAATTTGGCTCACTCAAAGACTTGGCTGAAAAGCTGGATGTAAAGCCCAATACCATATATTTGTGGGGTCAAAGCAACATCCCATTTAAGTATTTAAAGACTATTGAGGAGCTTTCAAATTACAAATTGACCAGAGAGATGCTAAGACCAGACCTATTTAAAAAGGATTAAGTGATGAACTTTTACCCATTCCATATTGGGGATTATTTGAGCCATACAAGCCATTTGACCGATGAGGAAGATTTAGCTTATAGGCGCATGATAGACCTTTACTATCAGACTGAAGAACCCTTTACCGATACATCAAAACTGGCTCGCAAGGTTAGGTCTAGCTTTGAAATTGTTGGCGCAATTCTTACCGAATTTTTTATTTATCAAGATAATGCCTGGCATTTAAAGCGAGCTGATGAAGAAATAGCTAAATACAAAGCTATGAAGGATGGGGGTCGCAAAGGTGCAGCATTAAGGT